AACAGAGCAAATGGTAGGTTTGCAATGATGGCTTTCTGGGCTATCTTAGCTGCTTACACTAAGTTCACATACTTTACATAACTAAATAATATTTTAAAAGGAACACAATCCAATGAGCGACTTAGTAGCCGCCCAAGACAGTATATCACCACTAGTAGCAGTCCTCTGGGTCTTTTATCCCATGACTGCTTTGGTGTTGATAGAATTACTTCTTCGTGCATTTAACAATGACGATGATGATGACACCAACGGTGGAAAAGGAATGAGGGTGCAACAAATGCAACCTGTTCCAGTACCATCAGGTGCTTGACAAAATTAAAAAAGGTATATATACTTATAGTATTATTACCTAGTACAATGCCACAAATTATTTTCTTCAGTTTAGTAGGAGCATACGTTTATTTCAATGGAGCCATCAGCACTATCGTTTTTCAATAATATTATAATTAATACTCCAGCAGGTGCTCATGGTTTGTTGGAGTTCGGATTCTTTGTTGCAGTAGGAGTAACTGCTGGATCATTAGGATTGATCTAGCAAAATTGAAAAATGAATACTAAAAAACCCCGAAAATTTTTCGGGGTATTTTTTTGGCCAAAAAGTCGATCAACCAGTTTGTTTCAAGAATTTGTTGACATAATTACTAGACTTCTCATACTTATTATTCTTTCTAAAATCATCAACAAATGATGCAATATACTTTGGTTTTAATAAGTATATTTCTCTCTTCTTTTCGTTCTCTCTAAAGTAATGTTCTGCTACAGGTATTGCATCTACAAAAGAACTTCCAATTTTATTTTGTACGCTCCCATTAATATTTAATTTGTGTGTAGCATTGTAAAATGTTTCATCAACAATAGTTCCTGCTTTGTACTGTGCTATTTCTATTGTTTCGTAGTGATGTATTTCTGCAAAAGGATCCGTGTACTCTGTTGATAATGTTTGATACAACTGACTGCTATTCATAGGCCAATCGTAATGTGCATTGACCATATTGTTGGTGATAAGAATGACCCAATCATAGAATGCATTACCATATGCTTTTTCTGCTAGTGTCTCAGGTCTTTCTCCTTCTTCTATAGCATACTTCTGAAAGAATACAGCTAAAGAAAACACATCCTCATTCACTTTGTATCTTCTGAAGAAGTTCTTTGCCACAGTTATTTCTGACTGTGAGAATGGATACTTGAGTGGTCTCTCGTTATATCCTATGTTAGGTATATTTTGGAAGTACATTAGTAAAGATCTGCCTCTTCTTTGTAGATGAGTTTTGTTTCTTGGAAGTTAAGAGTTAATTCTGTTGCAACCATGTTACCATCATCATAGGTAGCATAACTTCCATCAGGAGTATAGTTTACATCTACCTGTGATAGAGCACACATTTTAAATTGTGGCAACCTTCTATTCTCTGCTCCTCCTTGCATGAATGATACTCTGACTAGATCTGGGACAGATATAAAACCAGCAGTAACACCATCACCTTTAGACCATGCAAAAGTTTGAGTTACTTGAGTACCAGGTAACATATTTCTTTTGAATAGATTAATTATTGCACGGATATTTCCTGCTTCATCTTTATTTCTAGGAACTAATCTATATTTTAATGAGAATGTTCTCATATCAATGTTTTGGAATAGTAGTTCAGCGTTTGGGTTCTCAACTACACCACCAATTCCTCCAAAGACATCACTGTCACTTAATACATCTCCACTAGCACCTTTAACTGCACTTTTTACCCAGTTCATACCAATATTTGATGCCCATCTATCCCACTGTTGACCCATTCTCGTCAGACTTTTCATTTCTTTATTCCATAGACCTTCATCACCTCTTGCTACCAATTCAGCTCTTCCTGCTGCTCCAACAGATTTACCACCCCAGTTTGCTTTGTAACCAGTAGAGATATCATCTGGCATGTATAACATGATTGTTGGATCAATTGTTTCTGTGTATTGATCTGCTCTATTATACACATTAAGAACATTTTTCCTTCCTTGTGCTTTAGCCCATGCTTCTTCTGATTTCTCTTTTTTTGCCCCTTTATATGGTTTAATTGTAGAGTGTAAACCTGTTCCAGTCATTCCTGTAGCACCCATTTCCTGACCATCTGCTTGACCAGAAAATGATCTTCCCCAAGGTGGTTGATACTTATAGAATTTAAAGACAACGTAGTCACTATTCACATCTATAGCAGGACTAGATGGATATCTTAGACTATTACTGTCAACAGTTATTTCTGGATATTGTGTGAGGGGTAGGGGATTATCTCTCTTGTGTTTATCATACCATTCATCAAAATCTCTCCTGGCATCCCTTTTAATATCAAGCTTCGTTTTCTCAAGACCTTTCGCACTATACGGTCCATCTTTATCAAATAGTTGTCCTGAATTGCTCATCGTGCCATCTCTATACTTTGTGATGTACCATATCCTTTGATAATTCTACTAGCTTTGTATTTCTGGTAGAAGTTTTCATCGGTGTCTTCCCAAACATCCTCTCGTCTGATTGGAAATTTTAAGCCGCTTAGATCTCTCACGAAGTTTTCTATAGGTAATAAGACAACAGTGTCCCATTCATTTATAGCAACATCAAGAAGTAATTGTTGATCAACATGCTTCAGAAGATATTTATGCACACTTGACTTAGGTACGTCGATTCTACCTTGCACTAACTTAGATGCTGCAACGATTCTCTTCTTTAATCCAATGTAATGAAAGTTTACTCCCCAGAACTCTTCTTTGGTTGATTTAATTACGTATACAAGTGGATAAGTGTCGTAATATCTTAGTTTAGCAGCAGTAACTGGGTCTTTATATTCAAAGAGATACATGTGGCCTTGAACTGTCCATCTTCTCAGTTCATTCATGTCTTTATTGATTCCATCATCCATACTATCTCTTCTTTCGTCGCGGATAAACTTATCAAAGTTTGTCTTATACTGCATTGATAGTTTCTTAGTAGTGGCACGATACCACTGTAATGATTTCTTTTCTCCTCCTGCTGCTTGTTTTACTTTCTCAAATAGTGTGTTGCCACCACTAGTTAATCCTGCCTTGGCAATATTAGCAGATGCCTTTCTTTGTAGTTCTCCAAATCCTTGTGCCATTGGTTCATACCGCTAAGTTATCCTCTGTAAATATTAAGAATTCCATCTGCCTATCTTCACAAAATCTCTTAGCAGATCTCCACTTAGCGCGGTTCTTTGCGTAGGTTTTTACAGCATTACGATATGAAGCAGTATTTTTATTTTTCGCATTAGGAGGTTTAGTTTGTTTTTTGGGTTTAATCTCCACAATATACTTAGACGTTCCACCTCCTTTCTCTCTGACTTTTATGTAGAAGTCAGGATAGTAGCGACGCATTTTTCCATCAGGAGCATGATATGGTATAATAATTGTTTCACTTCCCCACTCTAATATATTAGAGTTTTTGTCACAGAAAAGCATAAATTTACGTTCCCACAATGATCTATAAATGATGTTACGTGGGTTGCCACGATACTTCTTAGGATTAATGGGTCGATAAATCCCAGAGTAGGCCATAAATATAGTTGTATCATTAGTAGATATTTAGTGTGTCTGTAAGTCGTTTTATACAAAGAGTATCAAAAGACGGTGGTTTAGCGTCTAGTAATGGGTTTATTGTGAGGTTTTTAAATCCTCCAGTAGGACCACTATTTGGTCTAGATGAGACTATAGAATTTTATTGTAATGAGACTCAGTTACCTAACCTTAATACAGCAGAAGGTAGTACTAATGGAATATATGTTGGAAGTGGACAAGTAAAATATCCACATACTAGGGTCTATACTGAAATTCAAATGGGATTTCTTTGTGATGCTAATATGACTGTATTGAAGTTTTTGAATGACTGGCAAGATTCGATGTTTAATCAGAGACCTGGATCTGAGGGTAAAGTACAGAACAGGGATGTAAGGTTAAAATATATGGATGAATATGTATGTGATATTGCTATCATTAAAGCAGAACCAGGTCCAAAGTCTGCTGTACAAAGACAACCAATAACATATATTTTAGAGAGAGCATATCCATATGCTATTGATGCTGTTCCTTTACAATATGGAACTAATCAGGTAACTCAAGTAACTGCTCAGTTTTCATACATGCGTCATTACACAATGAATTATGATATTAGAAGAATTAAAGGTACGATGGATAATATTGGTGAAACAGAAGATCATATGTCCATGCCTTTTGGTGGTGGATTTTCTCTTGGATTTGATGGACGCTGGTAGGCCAGCAAATTCGACTTTTTGATTCCATAAAAGTCGAAAAAATTACTCGGCATTTTTTTACTTGAAAAAGTCGATATATATAAATATGACCCAAACTGATTATTATGGCATTACCGAAAGTCGTACTACCGACATTTGAATTGGATTTGCCCTCAAACGGCAAAACTATTAAATATCGTCCATTTGTTGTAAAAGAGGAAAAAATTCTCTTAATGGCTCTGGATACTGAAGATGAAGCTGCAATAACATCAGCAGTTAAGACTTTATTGAAGAATTGCGTTCAGAGTAGAATTAAGATTGATACTTTACCAACTTTTGATTTAGAATATTTGTTCTTGAATATTCGTGCAGTATCTGTTGGTGAGGATGTTGATATGAATATTACTTGTAAGGATGATAATAAAACAGAGGTAAAATACACATTTAGTTTATTTGACGTAACAGTAGAAAAACCAGAAGGACATGATCCTAAAGTTATGCTTTCTGATGAAATGGGTATTGTATTCAGATATCCTTCATTTAAGGAATTTGTTAAATCTTCTATTATAGGCAAACAACTTGATCCTGAAGGATATATTGATGTTATTGCTGGATGTGTAGATCAGATATTTGATGGTGAAGAAGTTTATGATTCTTCTACTACTAGTCATAAGGAATTTAAGGAATTTATTGAAGGATTGACTACTGTACAATTCAAAAAAGTTCAAGAATTTTTTGAGACTCTTCCTAAACTAGAGCATAAATTTAATATCACTAATCCTGAGACTGGTGTTGAATCTGAATATGTAATCAATGGGTTACAGAATTTTTTCGGATAGCCCTCTTTCATACTTCGTTGGAGGGGTACTACAAGACTAACTTCGCTCTGATGCAATACCATAAATATAGCTTGAGTGAAATTGAAAATATGATGCCTTGGGAAAGGCAAGTCTATACTACTTTGTTAATGCAACATCTCGAAAAAGTAAAATCAGAACAAGCTAAGAAATAATGGCACACGGTTTTCAAAGTATTGGCAAACATGCAGAACAAAAGGACAATAAAGCCTTGCGTGATTGGGCCTGGGATAAATTAAAGAAAGCTGCTAAGTATGCTGGAAAAAAGGCGACGGCACTGGTTTTAAATCGAGATAAGTCCATTTTTCCTGCTGAGGTATCATTTATAGATGTAGATTCTGAAGAAGTTCAAGAAGCAACACAGATTGCTGGACAATCTTCAATGTTTGGTCTTCCATCTAAGAAAGGTGGTGGGATAGTTAGTAATCCGATGTCTGGAAATCCATTATCAACTCCTAAGAGTGATAATGTTTCAGCAGCGAGTTCAATAGTTAATATGACTTCGCAAGGTGGTAATTTCTTTGCTAAGTCTATTGAATCATATGATGCTAATGATCCTTCACAGTTATTACAATCTATTGCTAGTAATACTCAAGAATTAGTAAGAGTAGTTCAAGAACATCAAGACTCTATGGTTCATCAAGCTCTCAGAAAAGAGAGGCATGATGATATCATGGCTGCTAGATCTCGTGCATGGTTAGAGCAGAAAGCATTTGGTGGTGGAACTGTACCTTCTGGTGGAGGTGGTAGTGGTATGTCTGACATGGTTGGGTTAGGTCTTGACCTTGCTATGGGTGGAAAAGGTGGTGGAAAGTCATCAGAAATGGTTAAACTTCTTGGTGGTAGTGTATTAGGAGACCAAGTTGCTAAGTCTATGTCTGGCCTTGGAAAAACTGGTAAGGCAGGATCTATAATGAAACATGGTATTGGTAGAGCTGCCAAACGTCATGCAATTAAGACAGGTGGAAAAGGTCTAGCAAAAATGTCTGGTAAGGCAATTCCTGGTGTTGGTTTGGCATTGGGTGTATTATTTGGTCTTGGTAGAATGATGAAAGGTGAGTTTGCAGCAGGTACTGCTGAGATGCTCTCTGGAGCATTATCAACTTTTGCTCCTGGTCCTGGTACAGCTGCAGGTTTGATGATTGATGGAGCATTAGTAGCTAAAGATATGGCAGATAATGCTGGTAGTGCAGATGCTGGTGGTATTATTGATAAACAAATTCATACTGGTGGATTGGATGGAAAAGGTGGTTCATTAACAATGACTCATCCAGGTGAATTGATTGCTAATACAAATCAGTTAAAAGAGATACCTAATTATTTCCTTGATACATTATCTGAACGTGAACCTGATTTTTCTAAGGCCATTGGATTAGGATTATATTGGAACCAGAAGAAATATCCAATATTCTGGGAAGGAAAAGGTGGTGGAGGTGGTGGTGAAAAGGAACCACCACCTGTAGCAATCCAAATGTTATCACAACTAGGTCGTGGATTAATTGGAAGTAAAGTTGGTGATGGTATGTTTGGTCCATCATTCTTGAGAATATTTAATGAAAATACTGAGCTTGGTCAGCAGTTAAGGGCAGAAGATGAAGTTGTACATGGATCTGGAATTGGAGCAACATTTAGAGCAATGACAGGAGCTAAAATAGGTGATGGATATTGGGGTCCGAAATGGTTAGGATGGAAGAGAGACAATCAACCAACTGTTGATCCTGAACAAGTTCTTCGTTATTTACAAGCTCAAGGTATTGATAGACAAGAGGCAGTTAATTGGACTAATAAGATAGGTGAAAGATCTGGTTTTGTTGGTGATAAAGAAGGAGGATTGTTTGGATGGGAAGGTTCTGATTTCTCTTCAATGAAATCTTCTGTTGGAAAAAATTGGGCAGATGATTGGCAAGGACAACTTAATTATCTTATTAAAGATCAAGTTATTCTTAGAGAAGATCATAAGGATCTTGCAGGTACAAATAATAATTCAGGTGTTACATCTTCAAATAATACTGCAACTAGTAGTGATAATGCAAATAATCTAAATGACTTATCATCTAGTACTACTTCTGCATCAATGAATCCAAATGTAATTGTTAATGTTCCGATACCTGGTGAAGGTGGTGGATCAGTAGGAACTACACCATCTGGATATTTGAATGGTATTAGTATGGCAGATACTGGAACTGAGATTTTTGCTAATCTTAAGATACGGAGTCTTAGATAATGGGTAAAGAGCAATTTCAGAACAGTTTGGATTTTAAAGTTAAATCCGTAAAGATATGGCCAGCTGGTAATCCAACTGGAAATGCTGTTGAAATTAATAGTACTGCTGTAGATTTTTCTTATGTTGAGAGTATTACATCTCCATTTGTAGCAGCAACTTTAACTATTCTTGATAGTGTTGGAATGTTGAGTGGATTGCCTGTACAAGGATCAGAGAGGATAGAGATAACAGTACAGACTAGTTCTCAAGATGATCCAGTGGTATATAATTTAAGAGTATGGAGTGTTGCAAATAGATATGCTAAAGGACAAAAGCAAGCATATACGTTAGGATTGATATCTGGTGAGGGAATTACTAATGAAACTTTAAGAATAACCAAACCACTTAACGGAAAAACTGATTCTATAGTTACTGAACTATTAGAGAATTTTATAAAGACTGATAAACCTATCAACACAGAGATTTCTAGATTTGAAATGAAGATGATGCCTCGTAGAATGAGGCCATTTGATATTATTGCTGAGCTTTGTCTTAAGAGTGTTGGTGAAAAAGGAGTTTCTACTACGATAGTTAAAAATAAGAGGGGTAGAACTACTAAAGAGACAACTGAAACTATTAAGGGAAGTGCTGGATTTTTCTTTTGGGAGAATAAAAGAGGATATAATTTCTTTTCAGTAGATACTTTACTTGCAGAAGATGGATCACAGTTTAAATCTGATAGGTATTCATCTGAAGCATGGGGTCCGTATATAGAAAGAACTGCCAATACAGATGATGTACCAGAGGTTGATGAAAGATCTAATATATTAGAAGCTAGTTTTGGATCACAATTGAATGTTATGGAGTCATTGAGATTGGGTAAGTATGGTTCAATGATTGCATTCTTTAATCATAGTACAGGTGAGTATGAGGAATATCTCTATAATGCTGGTGAAAACTATGATAATATGTCCCATTTAGGAGGACAAGAGAGTACTAATTTACTTGAAAATGATGGAACTGATCTTACAGAACTTCCATCAAGAATTATGTCAGTTTACATTGATCATGAGTCGTGGTATAATAAAGGTTGGCCAGCAAGTCCAGAAGATTCTAATGCAAAGAGTCCTACACCTTTTGCAGATTGGCAAAAATATTATGCAGCTCAAGCTTTAACAAGATATGAGTTTTTGAAAGATCAATTTGCTACTGTTCAAATTGCTGGTAATTCTGGTATTTGTGCAGGAGATTTAGTTGATCTTAGATTATCAAATAAAATGCCAACAGAAGTTACAAAGGATGAGCCATTTGACAAAGAAAGCAGTGGACTGTATTTGGTCGAAGAAGTCACACACGAATATAAAAAATATGAAAATGCTAATGGTCGTTTTATTACGACTTTAAGACTTATGCGTGACTCTTACGGAATGAAGGATAGAATATCCTCACACGGTAAATAAATAATTCTACCACGGTATATTAATTATGACAAAAGAAATCAAACACGATTTAGACCACGAGGTCTATCTAGATCCAAAAGATCATAAGGAGCATATCAATCATGGTATGCTTGAATATAGCGAAGCAGATCTGAAAGATGTTCATGCTAACTATGAAGGATATCACGAAGGTGATGTCGTTGATAAGAATGAAGGTGCTATTAACGATTACCATACTAGACATCAAGATCAACACTTGGAGGTCTATTGTGATAATCATCCTGACGCATTTGAATGTAGAGTATATGACGAGTAATTAATGGATAATTTAGCATCACAACTGATACCAACTAATAGAGTTGGTAACGATGGGTTCAACTGGTGGGTTGGTCAGGTGGAGGAATCTGCTTTGCACCATTTAGATAAGAACATTAAAGGTGGTGCTAGGTATAAAGTTAGAATAGTAGGAGATCATCCTAAGAATCCTGAACTATTACCAACATCAGAACTTCCTTGGTGTCAGGTAATGATGCCAGTTAATGTTCCATTCATGCCTGGTAATACTGCTGGAGCACATCCACAGTTACAGAAGGGATGTTGGGTCATTGGATTCTATATGGATCCAGATAAACAGAAACCAATAATCATGGGGTCTATTGGTCAGACCCCAGGTGCTACAAGTACTGTACTTTATCAAAGACCTGATGATTATCCATTCACTACGGCAATTCCTAGTGATGAAATGATTGTTGGTAGTGAAGGCCAGCCAGCAAATGAGAATGAAAATGGTGGAGAGACTGATAAACTAAAAGATCTTAATAGAACTGGTTGTGGATTAGATACAGGTAAAGTATGTACTGGTAGTGATGACGTTAATGCAGAGACACAACCTGGACGTAATACTTTAACTGTACTTAAAGACGAGAATTGGTGTCAGAGTGTAGCAGAGAAATGTGATAAGGTAGACTTTAAGAAGGATTTAAAATTTTATATTGCAGAGTTTCTAGCAGAAGTACAAAATAATGGTGGAAAGATTGGTACATATCTAATTGATAGAGTAACAGGAAAACTTTTTGATGCTAAGGGTGTTGCTAGAAAGTATATTAAGAAGGTAATGGCGGTTATCAAGAAGTTTATTGCTAAGATTAAGGGATTTATAATAGGTAAATTAAAGGAAGCAGTAAAATGGCTTACTGAAGCAATAATGCGTCCTGATGATAAAGGTAATGCATTAACTCCAGTTACTAAGTTCTTCAACAAACTATTAAAGCAACTCGGTTGTTCAATGGCAGACATTGGTGATCGTTTGATGGAATGGTTAACTAATGTTTTAATGAGTTATGTTGAGCAAATTTATCGTTCCGTTGCTTGTCAGATTGATTCATTAGTCAATGGTATTCTCTCCAAATTGTTTGACTTGTTGAATGGTCTATTAGAAGCTATATTAGGACCATTACAAGCAATTTTAGGAGCAATTGCAGCTCCACTTAACATCATTGGTGGTGCTATAAACTACATTCTTAATCTTTTAGGTATTACTTGCACTGGACCTGATAGAACATGTCAGAAGTATTCTAAGGTATGTGTTGATGGTGTTAAAGTTGATGAAACAGATGCAGATGAAGAAGATAAAGATTGGTTAGATAATTTATTAGATAGTATTGATAATTTATCTCCTTCAACTGGAGAAGATTATAATCAGTATGTTTGTGATGAAGCATATACTGGTAAACCATTAACAGTTACTACTGTTGGATTTACTGGTGGATTACCATTACCAAATGGAGGTGGATCTATACCAGAAAAACAAAAAATTAGATATACTATAGATGATATTAAGGTAACTGAAGGAGATTTTGCTAAATTTACAGTTACTAGAAGTGGATATACAGATATAGCATCATCTTGTACATGGAAGACACTTAAAGAGCAAGGTACTGCTACTCCTGGTGTAGATTATGTTGCAGATGATGGTATTGTTGGATTTGCTCCTTATGAGACTACTAAAGAAATTGAAATAAGAACTTTGTATAATGCTGAATCAGAATTAGAAGAAGATTTCTTTGTATATCTTAAGAAGAGTACTCCTGGAGCAGGTAGTAAGGTAGGAATTAATTTTATTAAAAATCTTGGTAAGTGTACTATTATAGAGAAACAGATTAAAGAGAAGGGTGATCCTTATACACCAAAACCATCAGATCCTGGTACATTAATAGATCTTGTTGATTGGCCTGTTGATGAAGAGGTGGAAGAAGTGGGAACATTAGCAACATATGCTGTTGCTGCTAATAGAACTACCGTACCTGAAGATGAATTTGTAGTATATACTATTTCTACTACTAATGTAGAAAATGGTACTGTTCTTTATTGGACTTTAAGTGGACCTAATATTACTTCTCAAGATATTATTGGTGGAGAATTATATGGATCTTGTGTAGTTAATGATGGGAAATCTTTTATAACAGTTGGTATAGCAGAAGATAGTCAAGTTGAAGAGGTAGAAACATTAACATTTACTCTTAATGGTACTGGTGCTTCAGTTGATGTCTTTATTACTGCTGGTGATAATAATCTTTCTGATTTTGATAATGGTGAAGGAGAAACAGCAGAGAATCAATATCAAGAATTTATTTTACCTACTGTAGGTAATGTAATAACTGATGGTAATGGTAGTATTATTGATATTCCAATAGATCAAACTGGATCTCCTTGGGAAGAACCACCATACATTTTTGTTGCTGGTGAAGGAATAGGAGCAATTGCTGCTGGATTATTAGATGAGGATGGATTCCTCACAGAGATTCGTGTCAAGAAAGGTGGTTATGGATATAAGATCAATGATGCTGCTTCTAACGGAGTTCGTTGCATAATAGATTCATTTACTGTTATAAGACCAGGTGGAGGATATATAGAGAAACCAGTTGTTTATGTTAATGGAGAAACTGATATTGCAGAAGCAGTTATTAGTCCTGATGGATTCCTTATAGGAGCAAGAGTTTTGAGAAGAGAAGTAACATTTGAAGAGTATCCTGAAGTTAGAGTTATTGGTTCAGGATCAGGTGGTAAATTAGTACCATCACTGAAATGTCTAAGCACTGATGAACTGGCCACAGTTGGTGCTACTAAGATTGGTACTGGCCGCTACGTTGATTGTCCATAATGGCTACTATTACAAAAGTTGCAGATTCTATAACTCCTGATGAGACCCAAACTCTTGAGGAGACTCCTAAAATATCTACTGCGTGGAAAGGACACTTTAGTAGATCTGAGATTAATGAATATCTTTTACCTGGCAAAGATAAAACTTCTACTCTCTTGAGGATATGGGGTCCAGCAGAGGGTGGTGCTAGGATTAAGATGGATGATATTGGAACCATTAACTTTATTTGTGGTAGACATGATAAAGAATATGGTAATGGTAGTGGAAAATTGAATATGTCTTCACATGGAGGAATGTGGAAAAATGAAGGTACTCTTCATATAGTTTGTAATTCATCTGAAGATCCAGAAGCTGCTGCACAAAAAGATTCCAGTGGCGAAGCTAAGACTGATAAGGATGGATTGAATGTAAAAATTGAAAGTGGTAATTATACAGAGCAAACTGCTGGTGGACAAAGATATATTGAGGCAAATATAGTTCATATCAAGGCCATAGATCAATTAATATTAGAAGGTTCTAATGGTATTAGAATGATTACAGGAGGTGATATAGTAAGATCTGCAACAGATGAAACAAATATAGTTGATAATAAGATGGATGTCATTTTTGGACAAGATTTAAAAACAGGTGTTAAAGAAAACACAACTGTTTCTTTCGATCCTCGTGCTACTCAAACAGTTCTTACTCCAGGTCATTTAAACCATAAGATCCTTGGAGATTATAAGCTTTGGGTCGCTGGTAATTATCAACATTGGACTGCTGGATTGCAACCTGGCACAAAACTTATAAAAAATGCTCCTGCTTCTGTTGATGTTAGGGCATTCTTAGATGACCTTAAAATAAAGGCAAAGAAAGGCATAGAAATGATAACGGATACTGAAGGTATATACGCTGAAGCAAAGAAAGGAGATATTGATATCCTGACAAAAGACGGTGATATGACCTTTGAGAGCACTGGAGATGCTACAATAGAATCTACATCTGGAGACTTGACTCTAAAAGGAAAGGAGACAACATCCATTTCTGGTAAATCTGTAGAAATTGATTCTACAGGTGGTGATGTTAAGATCTCTACATCAGGTGGCATTATCAAGTTGAACTAGTGTGCCAGTTGTATAACTGTCACAAGGGGGGTTGACCCTCTACCTATAAGATGGCATAATGTATAAATAACTTTACATAGACCATAACTGGTCAGATACAAAGGACTCGAAAGATCGTACCCCTGCGTAGATGTTATAAAGGATCCCATGTCGGGGATCTTATCATCCGCAGGATTTTTTTTATTCTTGCGAGACACTTCAAAACACAATCATGTCAATTAAAACAACAATCGCTGCTATCGCAGCAAGCCCATTTCTTCTCGCTGGAGCAGCTTTTGCTGGCCCTTACGTGAACGTAGAAGCAAATGGATCATATCCTGATGGAGACTATACTTCTGGAAACCTAGAGCTACAAGTTGGCTACGAAGGTGCTACTGAAGGTGGTCTTGCGTGGTACGCATCTGTTGGACCTACAGTTCCTCATACTGAAACTGCTGACGACTTCGGTGATGTAGAAATCGCTGGATACCTTGGTGGTTCTTATGGATTCACTGAGAATCTTAGTGCTTATGCTGAACTTTATGGTCAGACAACACCTACAGACGACAACGACTTCGCTGGTAAGGTCGGTGCTAAGTTCACATTCTAAATTCACATAGTGAATAAATCTAGGAGGGGTTGCGACCCCTCCTTTTTTTTGTACAAAAATAAACAATTATGCGTAAATTATCTTTAATAATACTTACACCATTATTAGTAGGTTGTGGAACAAATATTGGTGGAGGAATATCACTTCCATCTAATTTTAAATGGACACCACCTACTGAAGATCAAATATGGAATTGTACAGTATCAGAATCTGCTGGCACATCAGAACATTGGTGTGAAAATGGATATCCTGACCTGTGTGATTGCTAAATTTGATTTCATGTGCTATAATTCCATCAGAGTTAAATAGGATATGCTATCAAAACAGGTAATAGAAGCACTATGTGATGTAAGAGGTGATTTGCGTAATGCATTAGCACATGCAGCACGTAATGAAAGGCCAATTACAATCAATGCTATTGCAAAGATGTTAAACGATGTAGAGAGTCTACAAGAATTTGATACAATACTAGATAAAGTGGAGGAGGTAATAGATGAAAAGAACTTACACGATTGAAAAGAAGAACCCACAACATAATCAGGTGTGGGAATGGGAAGAAACTCCTGCTGTAAAAAAAGCATTGGAGAAATTAGCAAAATCATCTAAGGATGTAGTAGCGAATGGATGAGTTCCTGCAATTATTGGAAGGTGTATTCTCAAATAAAACACAGGCACAGTGTCATCCAACACGCTATGCCCATATTTGGGTGACCTATAAAAAAATTAGCGAGAACAGATATTATGGCGAACAAGCATATAATTATCTAAAGAATAGACCTTATCTTCAATATGTCATTGATATTGTTGAAGATAATGGTACTTTCCGTACAAAGAATCACGAGATCATTAAGACTCCTGAGAGATATTGTAATGGTGCTAATGTAGAAGAGATAACAGATGAACATCTCAGATTTCGTGAACATTGTGATCTAGTCTTTAAAAAGGTAGGACCAAAGAGATTTGAGGGAGGTACAGAAGGATGTAAGTGTTATGTTGATTGGGCTGGACAAAAAACCTATATCATTAATCAGATTAGGTTGGATGAAAAGGAATTGCATATACTAGATACAGGTAAGGACGTTACCACAAACAAAAGAGTTTGGGGTTCTGAATGGGGGTATCTTCAATTTGTGAGACAGTAACATGCCAATTAAAGATAAGGAAGCAAATAGAAAATATCAGAGAGAATGGGCTAGGAAGAATGGAAAGACCAAGAAAAGGAATCAGGTTGGACATAGAAGAAGAAAACAAATGGTAGATGAGGCCAAGTCTCATCCATGTGTTATTTGCAACAAGCAATATCCAGTGGAAGTCATGGAACTTCATCATATAGATCCTGCTTCCAAGATATCTACCATTTCACAGTTGCAATGTATTGCATCTTATGCTAAACTCAAAGACGAGATAGATAAGTGTGCGCCATTGTGTGCGAATTGTCACAGACTACTTAATCACGGTTATGTCGATTTACCAGAACTTATTTTATTGCCATCATAGCACAGTGGTAGTGCAGGGCTTTTGTAAAGCCAAGGTCGGGGGTTCAAATCCCTCTGATGGCATTGGGGTTGTAGTTCAACTGGTTAGAGCACCTGCCTGTCACGCAGGAAGTTGCGAGTTCGATCCTCGTCAATCCCGTAGAT